GTTGAAGTACGCGCTGCTCAATCAGCAGGAACTTCTCGGATGTGGGTTGTCCCATTTAATTTCTCCTTAGTACGGGGTGGCAGGCCGGGCAACCGCACGTACAGCACGGATACAGGCGTCTTCAAGGTGGGTACGTGCTAACGCGAGGTCCCGTGTGTCCACGCGCGGGAGCGCCCCCAGTGTGCGCAGGAGACTGGCGCCTTGGCGCTCGAACTCCTTCACGGCGTTCATAGCGTCGATTTCCCCTTGGGACAAGTCACGATAACCGGTGATCTTAGTATGCTGATCTTTCATCTAATCCTCCACGCCATTCAAGGCGTTACATTGGTCTATTGCTGCGTGGTACGCTAGGAGCCCCGTAGCGAGGCCGCCCTGCGTCGATACGTCAACGGTGGGGTGTTGGCACGGGTACGGCGTCTGCACAACGCAGGGTGCCGCACAGGCTGTTAACGACAGGGCTAGGCACAGCAGTAGCAGCCCATTCTTTATTCTGATCCAGGGCTTTTGCAAGGGCACCTCGGGCTAGGTCAGCGGTGGCGTTTGCGCGCTTAACGAGGACTTGGGTACGCACGAGGCGCCCCTGTAGTTCCTCAGCCGTTAGCACGAGTTCAGTGTTCTGAGCTGTGAGGGTGCGGTTACTCTGGACTGAGGTGTATAACCCCAGCGCCAGAAGGCCGCACAGCACCGCTACAGCGATTTCAACGTACAGGCGGTACATGGGCAAGGGCCTCTGTTTGGACACGCTTAACGCGGCTTAGCCAGCCTTTAATGAAGCGTGGCTTATCTAGGGCGACAAGGAACGCAGCACGGGCGGCTGAGTAATCTTTAACCAACTGACCCAAGCCTATGCGCTCGGCACGGCCCGCCACACGCCCTGCCGTAACAGGCCCGAGTTCCCCGTCCTCCTGGAGCCCCAGGACGCGCTGTAAGAGCTTAATGCTCCGAGCCTCACCGGAGTTCACGTTCGTGTCGAACACGCAGTACGCGAGGGCTGGGGGCAGCAGGAACAGCTTATCGTCGAGCCAGTAATCCCGCTCGTACAGAACCCGTGCGCGTTCCGGTGTGAGGGAGGCGATGTCCTCGTGAGGGTACGCCCGCTTGCTGATGCCGTACTTAGTGTGACCACCGGGGTCGGCAGGGTCATCGACCTCTGCCCCCTCGGATACCATCAAAGCATCGAACATCCACTTAGGTAGCTCAGTCATTACAGGAGCCCACCCAAGGCGCTAAGCACCGACATCAGGGCTGTGCCATCCTTCGCCTGGAAGGCGATAACCAGCGCAGCGGCAGAGCCGACCACCATTAGCAAACCCTTTGCTGCCTTTAACAGGAAGCTCAGTTTACCATCCATATCTTCTAACCTCTGAACGAATACCATCGACTCTGCGATAGAGTCAATGCTTAGTTGCTGCTTGTTTAGTTGCTCCTTCAGACCAGCTAGGCTAGTCGTGAGGGAGTGCAACTGCTTGTGAAAGCCGTGTAGCTCTTGATCGTGCGATTGCACCCGAGCCTCCAAGATGGTTACGCGAGCAGCTAGCTCGGCTTCTTGGCGGATCGACTGAATCAGTACCGCCTGTTCTGGATTTTGCATCGGGTGCCCTTAGCACGGCGTACCGTGGTTTCGTCATACCCCATAGGGTTATCAATGAATGTGCGTGCCTCGGCTTCCTTGCGCTTGGCTGCCGCTTTGTTCTCGTCCATGGCTAGGACGCCCTTCCAGTACCGTACGCACCCGGCGAACGCTTCGATGCGGTCGTCGTGTACAAGGCTGTTCCGGTCGGTCGTGATGCTGCTGATCTGGCTGAACAGGCTGTACGTCAGGCGCTTGTCGGCAGCGTGTTGCTGGCCGTACTGGTGGTCTGACAACAGAACCTGCTTGTGCAGGATCACACGGTGGCGCTGCATAGCCGAGACGAGGGAGTCGATGATACGACGTTCCTTCTGCCCGGTGCTGTACTCGCCAACGACGCCCACAGTCCCGAAGAACGGGTCTGCTGGGACAACTTCGCCGCACTGCTTGGTGTAGCCGGTCTTGCGCTTGTCCAGCTCGGCGCGGAGGTTAATCTCGAATAGGCCGTGGCCCATGTTCGACTCAACCTGCACGAGCGTTACTTGGTTGTCCTTGAGGATGCGGCACAGGCGCTCGGGGTTATCCCCGGCAAGTCCGCCCTTCAGACCACCCACGTCGAGGACGTGGATGTACGACCCGACTGACGTACTGATGCCGTACCCCATCTCATCTGAACCACCACCCGCCGGGTCGAGGTACATCATGCGTAGCCCTGGCACCACGAAGGCGCAGTCTACGGGGACAGGGTTGTACATCACAGTCAGCGGGACAGGGAACTCGCGCCCAAGGTCAGCCGCGTACTTCGCAGCAGCCTGGTACGGCAGAATCTCTGGCACGTGGTCAGGTTCGAAGTTGGCTACCATCAGATCAGACAACCGTAGCTGTTGCCGAGCATCGTCCGCGAGGGAAGTGTCGAGCATGTGCTGGAGGCTGAAGTCTTCAGGGCCTTTATCGAGTTCCTTCTCGACTAGCGCCGCTTCATCGTAGCGATGCGGGTCGGCTGGGAGTCCACGGGTGCCGTCAAGGCCGCCGCCTGTTTGGAGGCTTGGGTCCGCTTGAATGCGTTCGACAAGGAACGGGGCCAGTCGTGGGCCATACTTAAGTACCTCGTCAGGAGTTGGGAAACGCCCAGGCCAGATGCGTACAGCGAAGCCGCGCCCCGGTAGGGAGTTATAAATGCTGTCTTTCGTTTGAGGCGTGCCCAAGTACAGGATGTCGCCGCTCACACAGATCGAGGAGAACTCCTTCGAGAGCTGCATCAGCTTACCACGCTCGGTGGCAGTCAATGCGTTCTTCGGGGACTCCACATCGTCCGGGATCAGCAGGTCTGCCCGTTTACCGGGTAAGTTAGCCGTAATCCCGACACACGCCACAGATGGGGACTTGTTAATCCCCTTGAGCGCGTAGTGTACGTCGAAAGCTGAAATTGATGCACGGTCACCGGCCTGTCGGTCGGGACGCAGATACTCTAAGATGTCCCATGTCTGAATCAGTCGAACTACTAATGTGGCTACTTCCGACGCCTGCGTCTCGCCCGCTGATACGATCAATACCAGGGTGCTGCACCGTTGGATAATACGCCACACTGCGTACAGGGCTGCGAGGGTGGACTTAGCCTCCCCTCGCTGGGCCATGACCATACGCAAGCGTGGTCCCGTCTCCATGAACTCTGCGATGTCTGCCTGCATTGCGGTTAATGGGAAGCCCAGAAACGCCATACCATCTTCCGCGAAGTCCACGAAGCTGGCGTATTGCTCAGCCACGATTGCGGCATGTGTAAAGCGAGTCTTGATTTCCATATTAACCTACGTCAGAGATGTCTTCTTTAACCAGCGCCAAGAGCTTGCCAGTGCGTGCACGGCGTTCCTCGGCTGCTGTCTTCAGGGTGTCGCGCAAGGTGCTGAGGTCGTCTGCATCTGCCGGGTCGGCAGTGACTGCGTTGTCCTTCAGGAACTTGATAGCGGCGCCTAGCGTAGCTGCGTCCGTGGGGATTTTATCCTCAAGGTCCAGCTCGATGCGCTCCTTGAAAGAGCGCGTGATAAGCCGGTGCAGCTCCGCCAGTTCCGCCTGGGAACTGGTCTTACGCATAAATCACCATGTCGGTATGGTTAGCGGTTGGTGGCCGTTCGCAGGTGTGTACAGCGTGGCGTACACCGAGATGCTTGCGTACGTGGTGGGGTGCAGGACTTGCACGAACCTGCACCACTCCCCAGTCGGTAGCTCCGCTGAGAAGTACAGCATAGAGTGGTACCCAGCCTCCGGGACCGACATCGCAGGGCGTGGCGGCTGCGGGGCGGCTGCCCATGTGTTCGCAACTGGGTCGTACACCATGAACCCGTCAGTGTAATCGGAGGTGTACAGCGCGCCCCCTAGCAGCATCATGTCACCAAGGAGCGTCGGTGCTGTGAGCGTAGTCCACCCGTTGTTGGATGGGTTGTACGCGTACATCTTCGGGGTACTCAGGTCCAGCATAAACAGCACACACCGCCCATCGGGGATGCGGTACATCCCGCCCTGATACCCCGTCAGCGACGGGATGCTCGTGATGGGTGTGAACCCTGCGCCGGGTGTGAACATATACGCCAAGGCGTTAATCACTGTACCGGCGGAGTTAGTGCCGCCAGCGATAAGCACTTTCCCAGAGGCCAACATACATGCCGCTGGGCCGTACTGCGTAGCCGGGAGGGTATCAAGCTGCTGCCATGTGCCACCGCCTGTGCCGTTCGCCCACTCGTTCCAGTCGGTGTACAGCACAAGCCCTGGTTTGGCAAAGACCTGCACACGGGCGTGCCCGGTGTAGTCTGCCGTCATACCCCCGAACAGTAGCAACCCGTACACCGGGTGCCAGACTGGGGTGGCCTCGTGCCCCTCAACGGGAGCACCCTGGGCTGTTAATTGCCGCGTACCGGTACGAGTGACAAGCGCCGCTACGTTAGCAGTAGGCAGCTCCGGCCCGCCAAGTACCCACAGCCCGACGGGCGTAGGGCACTGCACAGACACGTACTTGATGCCTGGGACCAGCATCAGCGACCCCGGCCCAGAGCGCCCGTCAAGGGTTACAACCTTGCGGCGAAGTGGGTGCATTATACAACCTCGGTTAGGAATAAGGCGGGGTTTGCGGCAGCAGTGACTGCCAGTGCGCCAGTGCCGTCGGCGGGTAAGGTGCTACCGGTACTCGCCTTGCCGTAGTGGCTGATGCTCAGGCCGGAGGCCATAACAACACCCAGCATAGCACCTTGCGCTGCCTGTGGCACTGCACGGATAGTCGGCCCGAGTAGGGAGGCCACGCCGATCCAGTACAGGACACCCGGCTCTAGGACGTACGTCAGGTTAGACTGCACGACACCGGCTATGGTTGTAGCTACTACGCCACCACTGGCCAGCAATGCGCCGGGAGTGTCCACACCACCGACTACCGCGTTCGCGTACACACCCACAGCCACGCTGGAGGCTGCTACGGCGGTAGTGAGAGCAAGACGCACACCCAGCAAGGATTGGCGGCGGGATGGGATGTACGGTTGGAACACACAGCGGTTCGTGACGAGGGCCACGGTGGCCAGCGCGGTGTTGTTCACGCAGTTGATGGCCATGCCATTCAGTGTACCCACCCGCATCGCAGGCGTGGCTGTGGCGGACTCCGCTGAGGTGTACACGAGCCACCCGGTGTTGGCCATGTTACTGGCTGCGAACTGGGTCACACTAGAGGCGATGGAGCCTACGGCAGGGGCACCACCTACGCTGAAGCGGCAGGCCGGTGCAGACGGCCAACCGGTGACGGTACGCCCGCCTACTGCATCCTGGGTGAACTGTAGCACAAGGTCTTTGCGCTCACCAACCTTACCCGGAGGTAGGATGATGCTGGTGATGTTCTGGTCGAGGGTTACGAGGATGGTTTCAGCCTTCGCTGTGGAGAGGTTCAGGACCCCTGCCGAGATGACGAACACCTCGACGGCAGAACTACCGCCACCGCCACCACCTAGACCTTCCCAATCTGTGCCGTTCTTACAGCCCTCCCAGGTGCCTAGCTCAGTGTTCAGACGGAGCTTGCCGATAGCAGCAGCACCACGCGAGGCGGTGTTACCGAATGGCATAGTAGCAGCGCCGGCGTCTTTCCCAACGAGGCCGTCGGCCTGTGGGGCGGAGATGGGCTTAGCAGCGTCGGCGGTGTTGTCCACGCTACCGAGGCCGAGGTCGGCCTTAGCCAGAGTCACGGCGCCGGTACGTCCATTCACGGTGCTGACACCAGAGATGGCACCAGCAGCGAGCACAGCGGAGGCGGCAGCAGCGGCGGCGGCGGCACCTGCCTGAGCAGCAGCCTGAGCTGCGTTCGAGGCCTGAGTGGTGCACACACCCGCCGCGTCAATCATCACGGCGCGGTCGGCTAGGTACGTGCTACGTGGGATGGCGTCGTTATCGCCAAGGCCGGGGCCTACGTTGCGAATGGGGAAGCCGTGCATGTTCAATGGGTTATACAGGTCACCTAGTGCAACACCCTCTGCCGACTCCTGCGCGATGTGGAGCATCTGCAAGAAGTTGGCGTCCATGGTGCTGTTGGTGAACTGTGCTCCACCCGACAGGCTGTGCCGGATGGCTGCGATGTCGGTGCGACGGCGGACTGCAACAGCAGCCCCTGCCGGTATCGGGGAGGTAAATTCGATCGTCTTGGGCGTGGCCCAGGTCCATGCGGACCCGTACGCCAGTTCAACGTCATCGACGTACACTTTGATGTAGCTGCTGTCCAAGAAGTCAATGGACAGCAGCAGCGTCTTCAGCGTACCATCGGACACGGCCCGTTGGGTACTGTAGGACATATCACTCCTGAGATTTGAAGGTCTCGCCTAGCGCCTTAGCACCTGGGAGGATGGAGAATAGTGGGAGGGCGTTGCTAACGGCAGCCGCAGTGGCACCGACAGTCACGTCCTCCCCAGTGAGGGCTTGCTGGGCGTTCTGCCCTAGGGCGCCGCCTGCTTTGTACAGGCGATCCACGAGGATCAGACCCGGTGCGCCGAACTGCTGCTTGTTCCCAGATGCAACGCCGTACAGCTCGCTGAACAAGCCGATGCTGCTCATCTGCCCGAGGGCCTTCTTCACCAGCTCCGTCTCATCCTTCACAGGTTTACCCTGGATGGTGGAGTTCGCAGCAGTGGCTAGCATGGACAACGGGAACTGGTACAGCATCAGCAGAGTCATGCCGTGGAAGCCGTCGCGGCCCAGTGTGCCCGCCATCACCTTGTTGTGCGCCCCGAGGACGAACGAACGGAAGGTGAAGATGAACTTACCGAGCTGGCTGAATTGGGCGAAGGCAGGGATTTCACCGGTGCGGTTACGCAGTACGGCATCGTCCATGGCCTTCATCAGGGGACCCCGGACTTTCGCCCAAGTACCATCCGACCACTTAGTGGTATCGGTGCCACCCAGCTTAATATCGTCGGCTAGGTCCCGCATTATACCGCCCTCCAACCCGTACTGTTCGAGTACGTGCAAGGCCCGTACATCGCCGCGTGCAGCCTTGTGGATGGTGTCCACGATGAGGTTTGACACGACACGAGCTTGGTGCTGTTGAATCCACTTCTGCGCGTTAATGTACGGCACAAGCTGCTGAGCTTGCAGCATACCCAACTGCACGGAGTCGCCAGGCTTAATCTCGAAGTTGTCCTCGAAACGCTGCACGTACGGCTGTATGCGGATGTCGGCGCTAGAGTTGCGCGCTAGGATGTCCTTCAGGTCCCGGCTCATGCCCTTGTCCTTACGCACAGCGCGGAACAGGTCACTAGCCCCAGGCATCACCTTTAGCACATGCTTGAACGTGTTCAGTGCACCGTACCGGCCCATGGCCGACGCGTACTCAGTCACCTGCCACAGGCCGGAGCTGGCGAGGCCAACCATCCGGGTCCCTGCTGCAACCATCCGCATCATGTCAGGCATATCGTCACCCACTGGGCGGCCCATGATGCTGTTGATGGTCTGGTCGAACAGGTTCGCTGCGGCCTTACGCTCGTGCTCCGTTGGGATGCTTTCGAGCAGGGAGGTACGGAGCTTGCCCACGTCGGAGGTCTCGCCCAGCCCCTTACGGGCCAAGGCAGAACGGCCTGCTACGGTATCGAGGTATTGATCCAGTGAGCGGGCCATGTTCGAGTCGATCAGGTCGTGCAGCACCAGCTCGGAGCCGTCAGGCAGACTCACCTTGTGGAACATATCCACGTCCACGCGGTGCTTCAAGACGGGAGCCTTACCAGCCTCGTCGATCACGCCGGTGATTACGTCCATCGCCCGTTGCAGGCGGTCGCTAGTCAGGCCAGCACTGGTGAGGATGTCCCGCACCTCGGCGGCTGCCTCGTTACCGGCATGGCTACGGAAAGCCACGTCCTCGAAGTACCCCTTGCGGTGCGTACGGTCGAGGATAGCGCCAGCGATGTCACCAGCCAACTCATCGTCCCAGCCGTTCGCCTTCTGCATGCCCACCTTCAACGCATCGCGGACGATACGTCTGGCAGCCTTAGGCTCAACGCCTGCGTTTTCCATCCGGCGGTACACGTCATCCAGTTTCGCAGAGTCCCACTTCCGGCTGAAGTAGCCCGCGTTCTCAGTGAGTGCGTCGGCACCCTTCACACCTGAAGCCTTCAGCTCGCCCAGGCTAGCCTTGGTGGCATCGCCGAAGCGGTCTGCCATCTGCTGGATCGCAGGGCGGGCAGTGCTCTTGTACACGCGGCCAGTGTGCCGTGCGCGGTCCCGCTTCAGCAGTTCGATCTGGAGTTCCTTCTCGATGTTCTGCTGTATCTTGAGGGACTTAGCAGGGCTGAAGATGCGCTTCAAAGTGCCGGCGCCGTGGGCAGCTAGGTCGCGCAGCAGCAGGTCCTGATAGGCGTACTGGTGTTGGGCTAGGTCTGCACGGATGGCGCGGGTCTGGGATACCACGGAGTCGCCAGTCATGTTCACTGGGTCATCGACCAGCAGGCGGGCTACGCGGGTAGCCTCCTCGCTGAAGCCGGCCAGGGAGCGGTACAGACTCCACGTCAGCTTGTGCCCACGGGCGTACTGCTTGTCCGCATCCTTGATGAGGGCAGGGATAATCTCAGCAGCGGTGCTTGACTTGTCGAAGTGGCGGAGGTCGCCGGTGAAGGTGCCCTTCTCAGCACCCGGTACGAGTTGGTCGATAATCTCATCCAGCTTGGTGGCCAGGGCAGTCTGCGATGCAGTGCGGGACAGGTTCACGGCGTTCACTTGAGCGATGAGCTTGTCTAGTGCAGCGCGCTCGCCGGCACGCGGTTTACCGCCGCCCAGGATGTTCGACAGCAGGTCCAAGATCGTATCCCACAGGGTCAGCTCACGTGGGGCAGCAGGGACCGGCAGGAGCGCCTTCGCCTTGCTCATTACCTTGCCGTCTGCACCGATACGCTGCTCCTTAGCCCACTTACGGAACGTCGGGGAGGTGGTGCTCAGGGCGATGAACTCGTTGAACTTCTCCAACTCCTTCCCGAGGAAGACACCACCACCGTGTGGCAGGTTGTGCATGCCCTCGGCCTTGAAGGCTGCGAGCACGTTCTGGTGGATGCGTTCCATAGCAGCCCGCTGCGGGGCGTACTTCGGCATCTCCAGGCGGGTCTGGATAACCCCGTGTGACAGTTCGTGCAGGGCCGTGTCAGCGCCCGCCTCCTTACGCAGGAACAGCATACGCCCGGTAGTGGTGCTATCACCAGTCAACCGACGCACGTACGCGTTCTGTGTAGGCGCACGCTCCATCAGGCCCAAGGCGTTAGGGCCAAAGGCCTGTCCCTCTTTCGAGGTGGTGACCTTGATCCCCTTGATTTCATCCGAGCGAGCGATGGCGTTGTACAGCACCTCGTACTCAGTGCCCTTGAAGGCTGGGCCGATGTGCTGGACTAGCTCAGAGCCCTCGCGGAGCTTCTTCGGATCGTCTGCCTCGAAGCCGTGGGCTGGGTTCAGGCCACGGTCCGGGTTACCGCCGAATGTAGCAGGGCTGGAGTCTACACGCTGGGCTACGTCCTGAAGCTCCTTAGCCGGGAAGTTAGGGTCCACGTACTCCAACTGCTTCGAGACCTTCGAGTACACCATACCAGCAGCAGCGGCGCTGAGGAGTGTACCTGTAACAAGCTCACCCGCAGTCATGGGGCGGCTCTCGGCGGCAGCGGCGCCTAGGGCAGCGTTGCCTCCGCCACTAATACCCACCGCCACCCCGCGCTGCACTGCTGCCCCTGCACGTAGCGCGCCTGCCCCATGCGCAACCCAACCACCTAGGATGTCGATACCGATCATCGCAGGGTCTAACACCATCCCCAGCAACCCAGCCCCACCATGCCCCTCCATCTGAGAGTGCGCAGCTCGGGTCTTTTGAATGGCTTCCAGTTTATGCGCCGACTCCTCTGGGGACTGGGCCTTCAGCAGGAGGGCCTGTTCTTCTGGGGTCAACGAGAAGGGCACCCCCTTAAAGCCCTGTGCCGGGTTGTACCCCGGCACAGGTTCATACGCCGGCCCGAACAGCTCGTCGTCCAAAGTGGTAAGTGCGCCTGCTGTCCATGTTAGCTGGAGGCCCGCCTTGAAGGCCCCGCTGAAGGTGGTGTCCGGGGTCTGGTTCGCCTCGTGCACAGCACGTGCGTTCGCCAGTTCCGGAGACCCAGCGAGTACAGCCCCTTGGGACACTTGGCCCGATGCTGCTGGATTCTCGACTACAGGTGCAGCAGTTGGTAGGACCGGCTGTTCAACTTCCGGGGCCAGATATACTCGTGGGTCAATTTCCATACTTACCTCATTGCATCGTTTAGTTTCTTCAAGTACCGACCTTTACGCTCGTCAGGCACCTTCGGGTCTTTGAACACTGGGGACTCCAGCAGTGCCTGGATGGCACGGGGCTTGTCGCCCAGTTTCACAGCAGCCAGCAGGGAGGGGTCGCGGGCAGTGGCTGGGCGTTGATACGCTAGTTCCCCGAAGAACAGGGTCCACTCCTTGCCGGATACGCCTGCGGACTTCATTGCCGAGGTGGCAGTGCCCAGGGCAGCATTCGACGCCTTGTTGAAGCTGCGGTCGATCTGCTGCTGGGTGTACTGACCTTGGGCGCCTTCCGGCTTCTCCGCGAAGGAGTTGCTGGTGTTCACGCCTACCCCGAAGGATGTGGCCCCGCCTTTGCCGTCAGCGTACGACTGGTTCGTGATGCCCTCGGACTCCACGATGTCCTTGCGTAGCTGGAGCATCGTGGGCAGATCGGCACCGTAGGTGTTCTGCCCGTTGAACGTGACAGAGTGCTCGCCCTTGGTGACAGTGACCCCTGCGCCTTCCAGCTCGTTCGCCTCAGCACCACGCTGCTCCAGTTGGTCAGCTACGCGGGCAGCTACGTCCGCTGCGTTCAGGGTGCCGCTGCCTTGGTTCTTACCGTCTTGGTCGATCTTCGTCCACGTCAAGCGGTTGTCGCTATCCACGGCGTATGCCACACGGGTGTTCCCTTCGACAGGCACCAGAGACGCAATGGCCTCCTCCACCTCGAACGGGGCGGTGCCCTTCGGTACGTTGAAGGTGTTGTAGATGTCGGAGCCCTTCGGCATAATCAACGGGGCACCGGCTACCCGGAGGGTGCGGCTACCGAGATTGGCCAGGGCCTGCTGCTGGCGCTGTGCATCACTAGCGAACGGGTCGCGGTCGCGTTCTGCCTTCAGCTCAACAGTCAGGGCCAGCTTAGGCCCACGCATCAGCTCGCCCTTCTGGGCATCCGAGGTCCCGAAGTAGTACGGCGCATCCGGCATGAGCTTCTGCTCGGTGCTCTGACCGCCGCCGAACCAACCGGCTACGCCTGAGGCAGCCTGCCCAACCCAGCCATCGTAGTCCAGGGACAGGGCGTACGTCTCGTCGGCCTTGCGGGCTGCGGAGGTGTACGCTGTGATGGTATCCTTGTTGTCGAGGGCGTACTGGGCCTTGGCGCGGGCGTTGTTGATGACCATGACAGGATCAGTGACCCCGGCCTCCATCTCACGCTGCATGTACCCTACGAGGGCACGCTGCTCCGGGTCCACACCTTCCAGCATGCGGGCAGTGGCGTACGGGTTCTTGTCTGGGCTGGAGCGGGACATCTGCACGGCGGTGTAAGCCACAGTGGCCTGCCCTACGTCGATGGTGTCGCTGGCGCCGAGGGCACGAAGTGCCTGCCCAGCGTACGCACCCACCTGCTTCGAGGCGGCCATAGAACCGGTGCTGGCTGCGATGCTGCCGAGAGTCTCGACCTGCTGCTGCACTGGCATGTCCTTGTTCAGCTTCATCCAGCCCTGCGCGCCCTTGGCATCGTCGAGGCGTAGGCGGGACATCTCCTGGATGTTGCCACCGGCCCATGCACCAGCACCCTGCAACGCACTACCGTCACGTGCCCTCGCCACAGCCCAAGCCTTGAGCACGGACTCACGCTTGCCGGTTGGCAGTAAGTTAGCCGCAGCCTGCTCGTCCATGTACCCATTCACCTCCTCGAAGGTCTGGGTAACTGGTACAGTGTCGTCGGCCCAGCTTGCCAGCATAGCGGCGTTACGCACCTCGAAGCCGGAGCTGCGGGTGCTAGCCACCTTAGTGAGGGCTGCGTCCTGTGCCGTTTGAATCTTGATCTGGGTCTTGTAGTCGAGCTGGTCGAACAGGGTCTCGTCTGGCTTACCTCCACCGACTGCAAACCGCTGGGTCTTCAGCATCTCGTACACCATGACGTGCTCACCCTTCGCCGCGAACTCCGCAGCCTGGGCAATCATGTCATCCCGCATCTCCTTGGTGAGCTTAGGATTCACCATGGTGCTCTTGTACAACTCAGTCACGAAGCCCTTGGCCTCAGCCTCGTACAGCGGGAGGCTGCCCTTGGCGCCCTCCATCCGCTCCAAGCGGGCGGTGAGGCCCTGCCGGATCGACTTCTGCTCAACGGCTAGGACGTGCGCAGTTCTCGCGGCAGTATACCGCCCAGCATCAGCAACGGAGTCCTGGGCCATCTGGCCGAACATCGCCGCACGCTGAGTGCGGGACATGCCCTCCAGTTGAGGCAGCAGCTCCGCACGGCGCTGCGCTTGGTACTGCTGGAACTCCTCAGGGGTGCCCTCGGCAAGGGTCGGCAGATCGGCAGCAAGCTGGGCCTGCTGCTTCGCCACAGCGGACCGTGCGATGGTGTCCCGGTAGCCGGCCTTAGTCCAGTCGGAGGTCAGGGGCTGGGTCTCCAGATCGGCCTCGGATTTCACCGTGGCGGCCTGTGTGACGCCGGAGAGGTACTGCTCCTCCAGGCCGTTCTGGAACGCCTGGGAGGCGAGTTTCTGGCCCGCCGGGAGCAGGACGCCCAGGAGGCGGTCAGTGGTGGATGGGCCGCCGGCGGCGAACTTGTTCGTGTCCTGTGCCACATTGCCCACGGAGGATTGCTGCACCTGCTGCGAGGTGATCGCAGGGGCACTCAGTTGTTTCGATTCACGCATTACCATGTCAGCTACCTAATCCGAGATTCATCTTCGCCCCTGCATACTGCATGCCCACTTGGGCACCGGCAGTGAGGAGCATACTGCCCATCGACTGCCCCTTGTACTTACGGGCGCTGATCTGGGCGTTCTGACCATTCAAGATCAGGTCGTGCAACTGCGTGTTAAAGTTCTCAGCGTTCTGCTCATTCTCCAGACTGATCTGGGACTTCGCCTGCTCGAACTGCATCTCGATGTCAGTCTGCACAGCGTCTACGCTGGCACCTACTGTACCGGATGCGGCGGCGTTCACAGCGTTCGTACCGAGCGCGGCGTTCAGGTCCTTGCCTACGTCGTACCGCCGCTGTTGCAGCATCATCTTGTCCTGCCCACGCTGGAGGTTTAACAACCCCGAGCGGAACAACGTGGACTGGTAGTTCTTTGCGTTGGCCTCGCGGATAGCCTTGTTGTCAGCTATACTTGCCTTAGCATCTGCCTTACCGGCTTGCGTCTGCTGAAGCACGCTGAGGCCACCCATTGCAATCAGTGGCCACACCATATTAACGTCTCCGAATCTTCTGGTTGGATCGTGCCACGTAGTCAATCCCCGTGACGTTCAGTTCGCCTGCGTCCTCTGTGTACAGGACTAGCGCGGCAGTGTCGGCATCTAGGCGAGCCGGGACTACAGCCCGAGAGGCCACGCCGTACCGTGCACGCCCGAGGACCAGCTCCGAGGAGCAGTACCGCAGGGTTGCCTGATCGACAGCCTCCGGCTCTACGCTCTGGCCGTCCGATACCAACACCCGGTACTCCATCGAGTTCTGCGTGCTCACGCCGTACCGCAGGATGGTCAGCTTAGCCGACTCGACCTTACGGCCCTCGCGGTCCAGCAGAACTGGTGGGGAGGGGCTGAGCATGGAGCGGTACGGAATACCTAGGGCAACCCGCCCGGACGGAAAGGAGGGCACGGTGGTGAAGGCACCGGTCAGGGCGTCCACGTTCGTAGTCCCTACCCGCTCACCGGCCAGCTTCCCGGTGCTCACGCTTAGCATGAGCTTATTCCAGACGCTTGGGTCGAAGGCCCTTAACCACGCAGGCACGGTGCCAATGTTGCCGGCTACTTCAACTTCCGAGTACAGGTCGAGGTACGGGCGGCGACTCGCGTCGCTGGATACCACGCCCTGCTTCGGGTCGATGCTCGCACCCACTAGCACGCCGTTGTGCACGAACAACACGTTAATGCTCTCGTTCGAGAAGTACGCACCGGCGATGGGGTACTTGAACCGCCACGTATGCCAAGCCTGCTGCACCTTCTCATCGCCGCTCCAGGCGTACTCGTACACGATCAAGCTGTGCGGATCACCGCTAGGGCCGAACAGCACCATGTTCGCCACGGAGGACGACACGGCGAAGCGGCACTTACCCCCCATGTACTTCGGCAGATGCGCGGTGGCATCGGTGCTGACGTACTGGGAGTCGGTGTACTGGGACGGGATCATCTCCATGAAGCCGAAGAAGTCCGCCGAGCGTGGGGCTGCGAACAGCAGGGTACGCCCGATAGGCACTGGCTCGCTGCTCATATCCACGTTGTGAGAGCTGGTGAGGAGCACGGTCGCGGTTCGTGGTACGATGGCCTGCCCACCTGAGGGGATCAAGGCTTGGTACTTCGAGCTGAACAGCAGGAGGTCCTTCTGGAACTGCACGGCGTACTGGTACTCCGCACTGGAGTTAGCACTAGAGCCTACGGCAATCGGGTCTGCATCGAGCAGGCCAGCCACCGTGCTACGCATGAACCGGCGTGGGTTCGTACTGCCACTCATGTACACCTTCGAGCCACCGAGCAGCACTAGGCGGCTCTGGTACGCGGACATACCGCTGATCCCCCTGGCGAGGAACTCTGGCAGCGGGTTCGTGTCGTCGTCACCAGCGAGGCGGCCCTCGTAGTCCCCAGTCTTCAGGGACCACACACCAGCGGCCTGGGTCAGGCTGATTGGCATACCGGATAGGCCAGCAGGACTACCGTACACACCAGACTCCAGCCATTCAGCGGTTGCAGCGCGGTACGTGTAGTACTTGTACAGACGCTGCTCGCCTACGGCCACGGTGTACCCATCGGCCTCCGGTGGGAGCTGAGCTGGGAGGTCGCCCTCCAGCCGCACCTTCGATGAGTTCGATGGTTGGATGTACCCGGAGCCGGAGCCAGAGGCGATGACCAGGGAGGTCACGGTAGGCAGGCACTCGTAGTAGATGTACGCACCCACGACCTTCGTCGAGGATACACCAGGCACGGTGAGCACGGCCTTGGCCAGCTCGGTGGCGATAGCCTCTGGGGTGGCATTGGCAGCGTCCCCTGCGGCGGCACCCGACGGTGCGGTGAAGGTGGCCGTGGCAGTGCCGAGGTTCGTGGTGAACGTGGCAGAATACGTCTTGCTGAAGGCACCGGCCTTGACGTACAGGAAGCCCCGGCGGGTAGGAGGCAGTGCCGCGACAGCGGCTGCCACAGCAGCAGGCTTCACCGCTGTATTCAGCAAGAAGAACTCGTCGCCAATGGTAGTCACGCGGATGTCGCGGTTGGTCCCTGCCTTCAGGTAGTCCGATTGTAGGTTCGCCAGGATGTTGAAGGCCTGATCCATAACCAGTAGGCGGCCACTGGTGCAGTTCACGAGGACGTGCACGCGGGCGCCGGCAATGTCTGTATCCCAGCCTTCTACGTTGTCAACGGTGCACGGGGCGCCGAGGTCAACGGTGTAGCGGAACATCGACCCAGGACGGCGGCGTAGGTTCGTCACCACGTCGCTGAGCATGTTCTCTTGGGCCGTCACCTGCCCAGGCAGCCGCAGCTTCGGGAGCTGCTGCGATACACCTTGCAGGATCGACGGTACTGCGCTTTCAAAGCTCGACATATCAACCTCTCAGGGCGGAGCGGTAGCGACCGTACCGGGCCGACTTCCGAGTGCTATGCTTCATGTTCCGCAGGTGCTCAGTCGAGGCTAGGCGCTCTGCTTGGATACGGGCTTTGTCCCACTCCTGTAGCACGGCCTCCAGGCCGATGTCGGTCAGGTAGGCTTGGACTAGCGCAGAGTAGAACACGAGGGAGGCCACTGACTCTGGCAGCTCATCGAAGGACAGGCGCAACATCAGGCGGCCCTTCACAGGGGCAGTCCATTTGAAGCTCATGGTCTCCGGGTTGAACAGATTGCGGCCTCGTACAGAAGCGCGTACATCGTGGCCGACGAAGGACAGGGTATCATCAGGTAGCTCGATACCACCCTCGGGGCTAGGGTACAGGGTGTAGTCGTACTCGTTGAACCACCAGCCACGGAGCAGGGTCTCGTCCAGCTTCGCTTGGATGACGGGAAGGATGATTGCCAGCGTGGGGTGCTTAGCATCCACACGAGTAACAGGGTGCTCACCTAGTGCAGGGAGCAGGCGATTGACAGCGGTCAATAGGTCCATTGCATTTCCTATAGGCAAAAAAAAAGGGAGCTGCCGCGATGGCAACTCCCTTAGTTTTTATTCGTAGTAGCCCACACCAGCCATGTCAGGACGACGCTGGCCAACGGAGTACATCAGGTACGAGTCGAGTACCGATTGGAACTCTTTCGGATCATCCCACTGGCGGACGGTCATAGGCTTAGCCTCGACAGTAACCAGCACTTTACGTGGGTTGAAGATGATCCAGCACGCCTTGGCTTCAGCAGCCGAGACGTTGAACGAGGTGCCCAGGATGTGGGCCGGGATGGCGGCAGTCGGGAAGCGCGGGGTTTCAATCACGCGAGTACCGTTCAGCCAAGCAACACGACGCATTGCGAAGTTGTTGTCGCCCATGCCGCCCTGGAAGTCTACGTTCATCAACTTCTTCTCGTCCAGCAGGGTGTTGAAGCAATCCGGCTCCATCAGCGTAACCATCTCGGTCAGAGAACCGATGTCGCGCTTAACGAAGGTTGCCAGCATCGCCTTGTGGGTAGCCACGATCACAGCGGCCTTAGCCTCACCACCGACAGCGGCGTTGTAGCCGGTCATGGTAGACTTGATGCCGTTGTTGAACGAGCCCTTCAGGTGAGCAGGGGCAACGAAGTCGCCGCACTTAATCAACTGGATGATATGGGCTTGGTCGAACGCCTTAGCGTGAGCGGTGCCGTGTTCGGCGCTGTACTCAGCTTGGAAGTCCGGGGAAGTCCAGTCATCTTGGTAGTCGAACGGGGTGCGGATGAAGCAGGTGGTGTCCACCTGAATTACGAACTTGTCGTTGGTGATACGATCACCGCCGAGGGTCTCGCCGCTCTTACGCGACTTCACGGTAGCCGCGCCGATGCGGTCACCACGCCAGCTATTCGACTGGTTCATCACGGACTTGAACGAGGTCAGGCCCATGCTGCGGAACAGGGACTCGTACACGAACGAACCCTCAACGTCGCCTTCATAGGCTTCGATGTGGATGTCGGTGTCAGCGTTCGCGCCGCTGTACCAAGGGCGAGTCAGAGTTGCTTTGTTATACGCGTCAGCCATGTGTTACTCCAATTGGAAACTTAGTTGCGACCCATGTTCTTACCAGCCTGACGGCGGCTGAACAGTTCAGCACGAGCTTGCTCGTACCCACGGTCGTTGCGGTTCAAGCCACGGAGTGCGGCTTGGAACTCTGCTTTATCAAGTGCACCGGCTGCGGACAGCCCAGCACCGGCTTGCACAAGGCCAGCGGGTTGCAGGGTAGCGCCATTCGCCTTGGCGAACTCTAGGACGGTACGGGTTGCAGCATCTACAGAGGAACGATCACCACTGTCGAACAACTGCTTAATCACTACCTTCAGATGCGGAGGAGCAATCTGCTCGAACGCACCTACAGCAGCATCCCAGTTCGCCTGACCACCAGCAGCGGCGTACACAGCTTGTTCGGCTGCCGCAGTTTCACGGACGGCGTGTTGGACGATACCGGCTGCAATCTGCTGGAGGTGCGCGGCATTTGCGCCACCTGCTTCAGCGATGTAGCGTTGATCGACCAGGGACACGTCGCCATGATTCAGGGCGTTGCCGATGGCGCGTTGTACGTCGAGACCCGAAGACGCCAAGATGGCAGTCATGCTCGAAAGCATAGGGTCCGATGCGGTGGTTTGGGGTTGCACCGGCACTTGAGGTGCTGGTACAGGCGCTACGGGAGCGGCAGGTTGGAGGCCTTGGAGGGCAGCCAACAGGGCAGTTAAGTCGCCTGCGGGTGCAGCCGGGGCTGCCGGCTGGGCCGGTGCTTGCGGTTGCACGACGGGCTGAGCCGGTGCTTGCGGGACGTAGCCCGGAATCTGCTGACCAGCAGGTGGTGGGAGGTCCCGACTATGCTGAGCGACTGTTGCGCCAGCAGGGATCGGAGGGATGCCGCCACCGGCGGGGATTGCGATTGCTTCGGCCATTACTGTACCTGCTGTAGTGTGTCAGTTGTTTCAGCGGCTGCGGCAGCGTCCATCATCTGGTTCTGTCCAGCTTGTTTCTGCATCTCTGCATCATTCTCCGCTGCTAGTTGGTCCTTCGACTTCAGGAAGGCGGAGGTATCCACGGAGGAACCAGCCATAATCATGTCGAAGACTTTCGCCGGGTCAATACGGCGGTCAATCTGTACAAGGCCTGGGATAATGGCAATAGCATCCTGGCAAGCCAAGAGCAGGTTCTGCACGTCGCTTGCGCGGCCAAGGGCCGGGATGCCTGCGATGATGTTCAGTTCCAGCGTATCCGTCACCAGCCCTTCCAATACGGAAGCATCAGCTTCGGTGAGGAGGATGTGGGCCAGTGGGATTTGCATCGCTTCTGCTAGCGAGGAGTACACACCACCGAGGGTGGTCTCTGCCTCCAGGGCATCCTGCTTCAGCTCGAACGCGGTAACGCGCTCAGCGTCACGGGTGTTCGCCTTGTACATGAAGGCGCGGGCAAGGTTGCTGAATACTTCAGCGAGTTCAGCCCGCATCGCTTGTAGCTTGTCACCATCGCCGTTCTCGTAAGCCGTGACGGAACCAGTGGCCCCACTCACGTACTC